AACGATGAAATCGGCACCTATCGGGACCTGTACTTTACGGAGTGCTGGCTTGTGTGGGATAAAGCGACGAGACGCACTGCCTTGTTCGCTGCCGATGATTGGACGTACCCATTATGGGTGTGGGATAATTATACTAAAACGTCCCGTTTCTTTCCGTACTTCATTATTGGTTTCGGTCTGTCAACGGGGAACACGACCACCGTGGGTGAGGTTTCGTACTACTTGGATCAACAAGACGAAATTAACCAGATTAACCGCCAAGTCGCGAGAATACGCAATTCGATATTTAATTTCTTCTTCTACAACTCGCATAAAATCTCGCAGGCCGACGCAGAGCTTCTTATGCAGGCGTTGAAGAAGGGCTTCAGCGATGAGCAGTGCGTTGTCGGCGTTAAAGTGCCAGAAGGTGGCAAAATCTCGGATATTATTGAAGCTGTTGCTCCACCCTCCCTTCAATTTAAGGAGCTGTTCAATAAAGAACCGACTATGGAGACAGTTAACCGTATTTCGAACACATCAGATGCTATTAGAGGAACGCAATTCAAGACTAATACGAATGAAGCATCCGTCCAGAGCTATCAAGATGCTGCGCGTATGTCTGTCGGCGCGAAGATTGAAGTAGTCGAAGACGTGATGGCCGATTTGTGTAAGGCACTCCTAGAGCAATGCGTGCAGAACATGTCAGAGGCCGAGGTGACTGGCCTAGTGGGAGCCAAAATTGGCAGCGCATGGCAGAATATGTCGCTGGATACATTCAATTCGCAGTTCGCTCTGGATATTGTACCGGGTACGTGCGAGAAGCCCAACAGCATCTTCAAGAAGAAAGAAGCTGTGCAGATCGTTCAGGCTATTGGGCAGTTCGCGAGTGCGGCACCGATTACCTCTATGAAGGTAGCATTACGTGTGCTTGAGCAAGCCTTCACGGAAGTCGTCATCAAGCCCGAAGACTGGGATATGATGGAACAAGAACTTACGTTGCAGGCACAGAGAGGTAACTCTACGGGTGCCCCTGTCGCTCCACAGCCTGGACAGAACCAATCAGGGCCAGCACGCCCTGGTGCAGCTCCACCTACGGGACCGAAGCCCCCGACTCCACCCGCAGGTGGCGGAGGTGCTCCTGGCGGCGCCCCTACAGCCGCTGGGGGCATTCCCCCCGAATTGGCGAACCTGCCGCCGCAGGTTAAGAACCAGGTCATGCAAATGCATTCGCAGGGCCTACCCGCTGAGCAGATTGCTCAATACGTTCAACAACAGGTGCAGAACAGTAGCCAGCAAGGACAGATGGGGCCACTACCGAAGACGCCAAGTATGACGGTAGGTCCTCAAGCACCGCATCTTCAATAGGGGAGCGTTTACGCTATGGGCGACTTTGACGAGAAGGTTGGAATGGATGTCATCAAGGACTCGATGGACCTTTCCGATGCAGACCTTTCGCCGGAGAATGACGGAACTACAGACTTCGAAGCCGAGGGCGAAGGTGAGGGACCAAATGAGTTTGTTAGCGACGACGAGTCATCCGAGCCACCAAGTTCGTTTGAGTCACACGAAATCGAGAGGCGTGAGCAAGAGAGGCAACAGCGTCAGCAAGACCGGCAACAACCGCGTCAGGACAATCAGCGTCGAGGCGACCCGCTCAGGCAGAATACGCTTAAGTTCGATCCCAGGGCATCCTTTCGCCAGGACAAGAAGGGCAATCTCATCGATACAAGGACTGGTGAGATTATCGCACGAGCCGGTTCGGAAGCTCGGATATATCAGCGTGTGCACAAGGAGGCGTCGGATTATATTCAGGCCGCCACCCGAAATATCCAGAACCAGATGCAAACGGAGCGGGGGAAGCTTGAACGCGCTGTTGAAATTGGTCTTGGCTTTGAAGGGCAGCTCGCCAAAGCCCGTGAGACGCTCAATCAAATCAATGCATATCAACTTCCAACAGATCAATTACTGGAAGCTGCACAATATTACAAACAGGCACAGTCTGATCCGATCGGGGTTCTAAAAAACCTCTTGACAAGAGCCGCAATTAGTGGTATAGATATAACACAGTTAGGTATGCCCGCGGGTGGCCTCGATGCCAAGGGCATTGCCGATATGGTTCGCAGGGAAATCCAAGGTGCTATCGCACCTGTGAACCAGTACACGCAGCAGCGACAGCAAACCGAACAGAACCAACAAATCGAGTCCCAATACCTCCGGCAAGCGGAGAGACAGGTAGACAGCTTCTTTAGGGAAACGCCCCAGGCTATTCCCTACATGCATATCTTCCATGCTGTACTATCGCAACCCCAGTTTCAGCAGATGTCACTGGGCGCCATATGGGACAAAGTTCAGCTTCACCTGATGAGGAATGGCGTCGATCCGTCGAGGCCGCCGTCTAATCGTCAGAGACAGCGATTGAGTGGACCACCTTCGCCGCAGGCGAAGAGTCTGCCAAATGGGCAGGGTATGGCCCCATCTGGTAGTGACAATCGGAGACAGGCCGACGCTGGGCCAGCACATCCGAGTATGTCATACGATGCGATCATTCGAGAAGTTCTCGGACAGACCCGTTAACTTTCGTTTGAGACACACGACCAGAAGGGAGCTATCGCATGGTACTCGATACCGTCGTTCAATCCATGCTGACACGCTCTCGTGCGAAGCTGATCATGGCCTCGGCCATTAGCGGCACGGTGAGCGCGTATCTGCACGCCAAGAAGCGTGTGGTAACTGAGGATGGTGGACCGCAGATCACCAATCCGCTGATTACTGGCCTCAACCCCAACGTACAATCGATGCAGTACTACGATACCGTGTCGATCGACCAGACGAACGAATTCACGACCGTCGCGTACTATATGTCTCGCGTCGTCGGTTCGCTGATCATCTCCGACCAGGAAGAGGACGAGAACCAGGGCCGAGCAGAGATCTTCAAGATCTTGAAGGGAAAGATCCAGGCCCTCGATGAGTCGATCAAGAGGAAGTTTGCGACGTATCATACTTCGATCGGTACCGGCTCTGATCCTAACGGCCTGGGCAATCTCATTCCTGCTGATCCTACTACTGGTGTTGTTGGCGGTATCAATCTAGCCAACGAGTCGCAATGGCGTTCGTCGTCATATCGGTTCGCCGGCACGTTGTCCCCCGAGAACATCGAAGAGGCATTCGATGACATCCTCGAACTCGACCTCAACCGGGCGACGGATGGCCAATCTTCCCCGAGACCTACGGTCATATTCGCCGGCCGAAACATCTACCGTATGCACAAGGCCGCTGCGCGTGACAAGCAACAAATCCAGCTCGGCGACTCCGGCACGGGCCGAAAGCTCATCAATCTCGGCATCTCTGGCACGACGCATAACGGTGTACCGCTGCTTTTCGACGAGAAGCTCGCGTCCCTCGACTGCTACTTCGTCAACGAAGAATACCTGACGCTGCACATCCTGCGCGGCGCCAACATGCGTATCAAGAAGCTGTCCTCGCCCTGGAACATGGACGCCACTGGTCGGCGCGTCGTGTGGGAAGGTCAGCTCTGTTCCTGGCGTCAGTATCGTACTCACGCCTATCTGACGAACTCGTAGTTCGTTTGAGACACACAACGGAGAGCTAGTATGTATGGTACAGGCGTCCTCAGAGGTTCAAGGCTCGCTTATGTTGTCGTCAAGCAGGATGGCGTCGTTCAACGAGAAGTCCATTACTGGTCGAAAGACGGCATCAAGAAGAAGCTCATGGACGAGGACGCTGGCTACCTTGTGTATTTCCCGCGAGGGCACTGCATTCGGCTCCGATCTATGGCTCAGCTCAAACACTATAAGCTTCACAAAGAGCCACAGATCATCCAGTTGGAAGGTCTCAACGATCCAAATTCACCGCTCGGTAAGATGTTCCTCTCGCAGGACGCAGCTCTACGAGCGGCGAGTTACCACCAGTTGGAACAGATGGTCATTGACCTAGTACACACGCACGGCAAGGTCGAAGTGAAGGACTTTGAGCCGCGCGATGCGGACGAGGATGAGGCAGCATAGGAGGATTTGATGTATCAAGACCGTAAGGGAATGATGCAGGGTGTGAATATGTATTGCCCTGCATGCCAATGGGCGGCTGCTGTAGATATGAACGCGGCGAACACGTTCTCTCTCGGCAAGCCTGCCGTCGCGAGTGCTACTGCGGTTGCATCTGGCCTCGCTACGAATACCACAGTCGGCGCGAACCAATACCTTACAACGCAGTGGGTATCGGACAGCCCGTTCGGGCGGCCGTTGGTGTATACGCCATCGGGTTCGGTTACCATGACTATCGACGTGTTCGGCGAGGACTACCTTGGTCAGCCGATGACGGAGAGGGCATCATGGGCGGCAGTTGCTACGGCTGTGCAAGGCAAGAAGTGCTTCTATCGTGTGTTCGGCTGGCGGACCCAAGTCTCGGGTGCTGCCATTACGTTGAACATCGGCACGGGCAGTGCCGGTCTCGGCCTACCGTTTAAGGGCTCGATCGAATGGGCGAAGGAGGGCAATCCTCCAGCGCTCATCAATCCGTCTACCTTGTTTACCGCTTGGGTTGCTCCGGACCTCACCGATCCGGCGACGAATGCGTCGGGTGATACACGTGGGCTCTACGTTCCCACGGCTGCGCTTGATGGCCTGAAGGAGTTCATCATTGGGTTGAGAACGGATAACTCACTCAATGCGAACAACAATGGGGGCCTTCACGGCATTCGTCAGGCAGCGACGTAGGAGCTTCCCATGTCCAAGACAATTCGAGAGATCGTAACCGACGCTCAAGAATTGCTTGGGGATGTCCCTGGTGCAGGCGTGCAGACGTATGGTGACGACCGTATGTTCCGCGACTGCATCAGGGCATTCAATATCTTTCACAAGAAATATCCATGGGAGCAGTATACCTCGTGGACGATGCAGGCTCTAGATGGGACCACTGGCAAAGTGGTTGATCCCATCTTTCAATACCTCAAGGACTATGAAGATATCCTCGCGGTATTCCCTGAAGGCTCAAACTATGAAATTCCGGTTCTAGACCGACGACGCAATCCTATGTTGCTGACGGGTTCGGGTGCGTTGTTCTGGACAAGCTTGCCAACGATCGATCCTGATTATCAGTACAAGCGCATCCAGATCATTCCTCCTACAGCTACGTCAAGTATTGTGATTTGTTGGCGGCACTATCCGCGTCCGTTCTCCGCACTAGGTCAGATGACACCATGGGAGTGGGACGATGTGATGGACCTCGATGGAGACATGCTTGTGCATGCTACGGCATGGAGCACTCTATCCGCTGACGATCTCAACTCGAATGCATCAAAGGATCAGCAGCTTCTTGCAGATGACAGGTTCGCCGAGATCACCATGGCGCTGTCTCGCAGGAAGCTTACCCCGTCTCCGACGGGTGCGGGAGTGCCGAACCAGTGGTATCTGACGAGTCCTTTCTAGCTCGTTTGAGACACACGAAATGTGTTTGCTCGGCTTTTCGCCTACGCCGGCCATTGCGCAGGAAATCCCAGTCCTGTTCGAACTCGTTCCGCTGCATACGGTAGACGGACGCGAGATCGACATCAATCCTGCGGAAATCACCCAATTACACGAGTCGAATACTGACGACTCCCCTGACAGATTGCTTGTCAAGGGAGTTAGGTGCGTGGTCAGCACGACTGATGGCAAGTTCATCAGCGTGACTGAGGAATGCACGACGATCAGACAGACGATCAACGGTGAGATAAGAAAAGCCCAAGAGTATCGTTGTCTAGACAGATGTGATCCGCAGTAATGGTCTCAGCATTCCCAAAGCGTCAGGGCAAACCTCTCGGGATGAAGCTGGAGAGCACGACTCTCCGTGGCTTCGGCGGCGGCTGGAACACCGTCGATGAAGATTTATCGATGCCGCCTAAGTTTCAGGTATCCTTGGTTAATTTCCACAGAACGTCATCAGGTTCGCAAGCTGTACGCTTCGGATCGACGTTCAATTGTGACATCAAGAGTACTAACAATTCTCCTATTGTTGATTGTTATTACTTTAATGGTAGAAATGTTATTGTCTGTCAGAATGGTTGGATACTTACGAGCACACTCGATGGCACGACGATCACTCCTATCTGGAATGCTACTATTGCTGGTGCTTTACCTGGTCACCCTGGTGGTTGGGGTACTTCTGTTACCCATGTGACGTTCGTTCCGTTTAAGGATACGCTTGTCATACACAACGGCGTCGATAAGCCAGTGTCGATCTCGTCTGCATTTGCATGTACGTACCTGCAAGACCTTGCAACAGGATCGAACGTCAATGTGCCGATTGGTCGATATGGCTGTGTGGCCGCTAATTACCATTGTGTTAGTGGCATTTCTGCTAATCCTACTGAAGTTATTATATCCTCGAAGGGTACGTCGGGAGTTTTTCCAGGCGATCCGATACCGAATGACTCAGTTGCTATTGACGTGGGCGCTTATGCTCCCGAGGGGGCAGCGAGCATTAGGGGAATTGCGGGCTTTCGTACATACCTTCTTGTATTTCTACAGAATATCACCCTACAGGTTAAGTTGGGTGAGTACGATGATAACGGCATCCACACGCCTAAATTTCCTGATACGTTGCCACAGTTTGGCCTGCTTGGCAATCGCTGCATCGTTACTGTTGAAAATGACCTTATGTTCTGCGGGTTATCAGGACTGGCATCAGCCAAGCGAAACTTGTATTCGCCTGACACAGTTATGTCAGATTACCTGTCCTCAATCGTTGCTCCCTCTTACAGACGCGAGGTAGGAGCGCTAACGGATAATGAACAGCTTAACGATGCATTTGCTGTATATGATCGTCTTAATAACGATTTTCTATTATTTACTACTAACGGTGATGTTCTGGTGTACACGTTTAACACGCGTCTCAAAATGCACGCATGGTCGTCGTATGAGAATATGGACTGGGACGCGGCTTGGACAAGCATACTCGGAAGGCTATTCCTGGCCAAAGGAACCCGTATATTTCTATCGGGGAACAATACCTTTGCGGGGGAAAACTATTACGCTGATCGTTTATTGGATAGGGATTATGCTTATGCTCCGACAGGGCCGTCGTTTGCAGCGGGTGATCTGGTTCTCGATACAGTAGACGGGACGATATGGCAATGTCAGACGAGCCACACGAGAACGGGATACAGCACCTTCGCAGTGGAACGGGAAGTGAACCCGACTATGTGGGTGCAGTACGAAGGAACCGCAATTCCGATCGAGATGGAACTCCCATGGATCGACGGAAAAGATCCTACAAAGCTAAAGCAACTCCGCTACGTAAGCCTCGCCACAAAAGGCGACGCTGAGTTTACCTTTGATAGTTACGTGGACAATCTATACAAGGATGTGGAAGGAAACGTAGTCTATGATCCATCCCTATCAATGGTATTTATTGGAAACGATGCATACGGGTATGGTTTTGACGATGGCCCTTATGGCATGGGCCGCCGCTCCCGTGATCCACGAATGTACAACTATCCTGTCAAGTTCAAGTCAGTCAAGTTCAGGATATGGGGAAATGTCAACAAGAAGCTCGAACTTGTTAACCTTTCCTTCCTCTTCGCGAGAGCAGGAAACAAGGCAGGCGGTGGTTATAACCGCGTCTGATCTCGTTTGAGACACACGAAATGACAACGCAATATACGCCGAACTTCAATCTAGCCCTCCCGGACTTCCGGATGGGGCCATGGCACGACTTGCTGAACGATGACCTTACGAGGCTCGATCAGCTTTTATATGGTGCGTTGTCGAAAGTCGATACGCCGGTATGGGCGAATAGCACGCACTACGTAGTAGGCTCGACAGCGTTTGACTCTCAGACCGGCGCGGCGTTTATGTGTGCAATAGACCACACGTCGGCCGCAACAGGGCTATTCCAAGATGAAAGAACAGCACACCCGACGTACTGGGCGCAATTACTTACAGGATTTGCCCCGAGGGGTGAGTGGACGAATAACACCCAGTACTTTGCGTATGATCTCGCATATTCGTCGAGCCAAGGGATCATTGCGCTGTGCAAAGTGCAACATGTTAGTAATCCTTCCGGCTCGATTAAAGACGATAGTACTCTTTGGGCATTCCTCGCCGACTTTAGCACAGTCACAGCCCCGCCGGCGAATGCGATTGCATGTACG